GCACCATTTTATCGTCGTCAGTGCGCATCTGTTTCACCAGTTTTTCCTTTTCGGCCGCCGGCATCGTATTCTTTACTTTTCTTCCTAATTCTCTCACTTCCATGATCTTCACCTTTATTGTTGGAAGGAGGGGAGAGTTTCCCCTCCCATTTATTAGGCATTAGTTACACCGTTATAATGATCCGCTCTCCATGCTTCCCAGAACATGGTCGCAGATGCCTCACCGACAACAGAAAGTCCCACGTTCATCACGTATTGATTCCTATTATCAAAAGCATCTAGCAAGTTTGTTCCTGGAGGGGAAAGAGGCACATTAGGACTTCCATTCAATGGAACGATCCCAGATCCGGCAGGGAAACAATTTGGAGGCGAAGCCCCAAGAGCAACCGTTGCCGAGGTCGGATATTGGAATGCTGTAAATCCTGTTGTGTTTACATCTATTGTGATAGATGAAACGGTCGAAGAATTAGTCACAGACAACACCCTAGCCGCCCCGCTTGGGAAAGAAGAGAGCGCGCCATGACCTGCATTTTTTGTTAAATTGCTTAACTGGATCATTCCATAAGGAACAGGGATTTGGAAATCTACCAATTCACCCGGTGTATATGGATTAGGACGGCCAAAATAAACAACGGCTTGAGTTGCCTGAGTGACATACAAAACAGGAAGCCCATTAGGATAGAAATTGTTGGCATACACTTTCTGATAAAAACCAGTAGTGCCGTTGGCAATTGTCAATCCGGCAGATGCAGCACTAGCAAGCATTCCGAGAGTAATACTTACCCCGGCACTTACGGCTGTGACCGTAAACAAGATCGTGCTGATCTGGTGCGCTCCGACTACATTAATTAAACGAACCGTGTCCCCTACGTTGATACCTGTAGTAGTGCCCGTAAGAACAACGCCTGTAGTTCCATTAATAGCTGTAATCGCCACCTTTGTAAAAAGTGGAGGATGCAACTGATCAATGAATGTAAAACCGCCACTTGTACCCTGAGAAGGATACAAATAGTTAGCCCCGGCAGCTCCGCTGATTTGCCCAATTTGCAGGTAAGCACCCTGAGGCAAAGCGCGATTCCATTCACTTTCCAAGGCTGCAACCGCTGTAGTAGCTGCCCCCCAATCCGTGATGTCTTTGACCCGAAACTTAGTCGGATAGTCTGTTATCGCAATATTCTGCGCCACCGGCGTCGCTGCGTTAACATATGTCCCGCACTCATAGAATGCATAAGGAAATTGACTCATAGTAACCTCCTATATGCCTGTTGAGCGTAAGTTTTGGATCCAAAGATCATTGGTGATGCACTGCCCTTGATAGAACGAGCACCCTGCCGTATGCCTGAGCATACATGGGTCGTTGTTATATCCTGGAGGCAAATAGATAAAGCGAGCTTTACCGCCAGCCTGCCACACAACCTTGTAGGACTCTTTAGCCGCAACGAAGCAGTTGGCGATGTCATTGCCAAGAAGCGAAGCCCCTGGCGAGACAGAACCTTGCTCGGAGATAAAGAATCGCACGTTGTTGGCGCCGCCGATCTCGGTAGAAAGCGTCTGCGTGATGTTCGGATACTGGAATTTCTTAGTAAATCCGACCATGTTATAGAGAACAGGGATCATACGGCTTGTAAGCATACAACCGTAGGCATCACCGATCGGGCTTGTGCCGAACTTCAAATCCGCTTCCACGATATTCGTGATGTACTCAGCACTATTGTTTTGCAATATTGTGAATACGTCGTCGATATCGGACATTGTCATCTCCGTCGGAATATCGCCATTTTGTCCCAAAATCTGTTACTTTTGTGACCTACAATATATTGTAGGCGGGAAAAACTCTTCGGATTCTCCTCTCTATGTCTCCATAGAGTTCAGACTATCGCTTCTCTTTATGCCTGAGGAAAATGGATTTCTTCTAATCGCATTTCTTCTTCTTCTTCATAAAGAGTCTTCTCACTTAGTCGTTCAGGCTGATATTGAATGAAAAATTCTCTAATCCATATCTCTATGTTTTGTATAGGAAAGTCATCCGAATAGCATTGATCGGCTTTTTCCATGACATATTTAATTAATTTTTCTTCCATAATCTTGCCCCTTGTTGTCCGTCCGCTTATGCGACGAGGAATTCCAAGTCAATCAGAGAAGATTTAACGTGGGCAGATTGTCGTTTACCCACACAATTTATGATACTGGCTGAACTTTCGAGATTATCGCGTTGAAGCGCATCCTGAGTTTCTCGCAATGCTTGACCCAAACGTGCCGCAGCACTATTCAGGACAGGATCTTCGTTGGTTATTGTCACCTGGCGAGTTAATACCATATACGTGGCATACACTCTTACGCGACAATCGACATCAACCCTATTGAGCTGTTGTGGCGGAGGATTCGACTGTGCATCGTCAAGAGGCACCTCGAATAGATCAAGGCGGTCATAACGTGACTGCCTATCGATAAAGCCATTATTGTCCGGCAACTCAACAGGAGACGCAAAAAGATTGTGAATCAAATTGTGCTCAGGAGTTGACAGCAATTTAGCATTGTAACGCTGCTGTATCTGTGGAGGCAGCGATGCAATTGAAACTGACATCGTCATTTTCCTTTATGGCATTACGCCATTTCAGGAACCGCACTGGCTGACGCCGCATAACCCATCATCTCGCGATACAAATCTTTCTTCATGGCATCCGTCATCTTGAAGGCTTGCGCTATCGGGCGCTTATCGAAAGAGGCGGGCGACGGAATTGACTTTTCAGCCTTTTCGATCTGTTTTTCCGTCTCTTTCTGCCTTCTGACATCCGGTACTTTTTGAGATAGATTCATCGCTTTGATGTACTTATAAGTCTGGACTCCCATCTTATAAGGATCTTTCAAGTCTGCTATCGTCTTTGCTAGTTCCGGTTCGCTCTCCTCGAGGAGAGACAAAGTTTCTGGATTGACGATCTCGCTAAAGTCTGAATATTGACGGCCGAGCCTTTCGAGAAATTGACTGTCATTTTGCTGTTTGAAATGTTTTTCAATTTCTTTCTTAGCAATCTGTTCGGCGTACTGCTGAGCCTTCTTTTCTACAAGCCTTTCAACTGTAGCTTTTGGAATAAACTCGCCTGCGCCTATCGAATCAAATTCATCGGGTTCCGGCTTTGGTGCAGAATTGGCAAGCTGCGCCTGCAAAATCTGATCCATGACCTCTTGTCGCTTCTTCAGTTCTTTTTCGAGTTCGGCATTTTTTAGACGCATAGCCTTCCAATTTCGCTCGTCAGCTTCTTGTCTCTTGGCTTTAATTGCGTCAGCTTGTTGTTGCTCATTGACTTGGGATTCGCCTATGGGAGCTACCTCGGAAATTTCGCTGTTTTGGCTTGCTTCTTCTGTCATTGATATCCTTTTGTTTTTTCGCGCATGGCTAGTACACTTTTTGTTCGCCTGACTTGACTTTCAATAAAAAAAAAAGTATATGTCAATTTAAAAATTGGATTACTATGATTTGCAAGATTTGCCGCAATGATCTTGAAAGTAATAAATTTATTTTGAATCAAAGCGCATGTGCGCGCTGCACTTACAGAGAAAAACTAAAGGTGGGCAGAGAAAAGAAATATTTTTGCAAGACATGCACCGCAGAATGCCATCCGATACGAGGTGCCCTTGGACGCCCTAAGAATGTCTACTGTTCAGAGGAATGCTCAGAGATCGCTCATAAGAGGCAGATTGACGAATATTGGACTAGGAAGCTTCGGGGAGGGACTGAATCTTATCAGTGGAACAGGAAACCTGTGTTTCGGTTTTCTTATTGATAACCTGGTCTCGAGCATAAAAAGGGTTTTCCTTCCAATTGCCGATCTCATCTTTCATGAAGCCGAAGCACTCAAGCTGCATCATTTCCCAACGGCGATATAATTGCAGTTGTTCGGCCGGATAAAGATCGGGACAATTGAGCATGTTGAGCATGTTGGAGCGATGCGGCAATTCCCAGCAGAAAGAGACTTCATTTGTATATGGAATGACCTTGAAGACAAGCGTGTCGTCTTCAGGATATGGCCGATATTTCGTCTTTATCATACGGCGGATGAATGTATTCTTCATCTGCAAGTCGCGCTTCTCAT